AAGTCAGAATGAAACTATCCTGTAAAAAGAAAAGCATATCAAAATCCCAAGAAGCTATCATTTGGCATACCTTTTTTCTTCCATACGGATCGCGGTCAGGATTTGTACCAACAGGCCAAATAGGAAATGGATACGGATGCGGATCGCCCCAGTAATTGATTCCTAAAACTCTTATGTCGAACTTACCTGTTTGATGCAATCCTGTAAGAATGTTCTTAGAAACGGTGGCAAATCCTGTAGCACATGGCGGAGCATCACCGTAGAAAACTAATCTTATTTTTTTCTTAGGGTCTTTGATAAACGCTGGCGCTTGTGAAATCTGGTTTTCATTTAACTTAAATTTTTTCTTTTTCTTTTTAATCTTCTTCGCCATTATCCCCTCCGTCAAATCTCTTTACTTCAAACCACGGGCTGTTAAAAGTAAATGACGCCGTAGCCGTAATCTTTTCCTTCAAATCTGGCCTTACATCAGCGAGATACTGATCTAACTGACGCTTGTTAATAGCAACAACCTTTCTTATGTCTCTTGCTGGGATAAGTTTAAGAACTTGATCAACGTCATAGTTCAGTCTTGAAGACTGCTTCACTATGATCTTCTTATTATCACCACAAAGGTCGTCACCAGCCTCTCTGATTCTTTCTGCAACGATCATTTTGAGTTCGCGCTCTCTTGCTTCTATAATCTTCTTTTGGTTTTTAACAAGGTCGAACTCTTCTATTAGTTCGTTGATGTCTAACATTTCAACCGGAGTAAATGTATCAGCACTCGCAGACAAAGCGTCAGAGTATTTTGGACAATGTGCTTTGTAATCGCACCAGCCGCAAAATTGATTCAAATTAGGTTTAAGATCGTTTTCATCTGTCTCAAGGATATTATTATAAACACCTTTAACAAATTCAGCGAACGTGTTTCTTTCTTCAACTGTTCTGTAAGAAAACACAGGCTTTGTGCGCAAGTAATCCATAATAAGTACAATCTTTTTATACTTAGGATACATAACGCTGGCTGCTAAGTCATAGAAAGATAGCTGCATGTCACTTTTAAGATCTCTGGCGCTGGCGGCATATTTATTTGTTTTATAATCTATGACGCCGATAGTTTCGTCGTCGATTTCTACGATTTTATCCATCGCGCCGATCGCTGGGACGCCTTCATAAGTTACTATTCTAAATTTATTCTCAAGATCAACAATACTGCGACCTATTGTAAAATCGCTAAGCTTGTTCATAACCATCTCTTGACCGTCTTTTAGAATGTTAAAGTCGTCTATACGTTCTTCAGCAGCTAATTCTAAGTATTTGGACATCACCTGTTGTATTTCTTCTGGTGAAAAGGGGCGGCCGTATTCCTCTCGAACCAGCCGACCTGCGTACTCCAGCGCTCCGTGGACTGCGGTACCTAATTTAAAAAAGATAGAGTCAGCCCTCGGCAATTTGCTGTGGTACATGCATTTGTACTTCCATCCGCATTGTACCCAAGTATTAAGACGTGTAGCGGACAGTGCGTGACATTTCATATTTTCCTCCATTATCGCTTTCGTTTTTTGCGCGGCTTTCTTTTGTTTTTAGACTCAGCCGTTCCAGGCCATTCTTTGTCTAAAATAACTTTATTATAGTAGTATAAGCCTTGAGCAATCGCGTCTGTTATGTCGTTGTGGTCTTTGAAATCAAACTCTTTCAGACCGTAGTGATCTTTTATCATATCAAAAGCTATTTCTTTACCTTTACCCCTCTTCATAATGCCAAAGTATCCTCGGACTTCACCAGTAGTTACCATGTGTGGTTCTATGCTAAGCATAGCATAAGATAATTCTCTAGCTACTCCAGTAAAATACGACAACACTTTAAAAGTTACAGCATTATTAGCATAATAAATGTCTTCAATCACAATATGAGAGGGATTGAATTTCTTATAAAGCTTTCCTAATTGCCGCTTAAAGTCATTTAATTTAGCTTCAAGGCTATCAGCTCTTCTTGTTTCTATACATCCATAAGCTTTTAAAACGTCTTTAACCATGTAGCACCATCCTGTGCATTTGGATGATACATCTAAAGACATTATTCCATTTTTTCTTCTCTGGCCCATAATATTTTCCTCAGCATTTCACGATTTTCTTCCGACATAGAGTCTATGTCAGGATAGTCAACCTCTATAATGAAATGCAGATCTCCTGGGGGGCCGCCATTTTTCCCGTCAGTTCCTTTTCCACGAAAAGTTAAAACCTCTCCATTTTTGATACCAGCTGGCACTTCAACCTCAAGCGCGTTCTTTACATCTTCTCTACCACGGCCATTACAGTTTTCACAAGGCTTGCTAGGCCTACCACCTTGGCCATGACAAGAAGAACAAGTAATCGTTTGAGTAAAGCGCGTGTTGCCTTCAACACGCGTATGTGATTGCATTCCATGCCCATTACAATCTGGGCAATTAATCATGTCTGTGCCACCAATACCATTACATACAGCACACGATCTCCTATAAGTATAGTGGAAGATTTGTTTTTTTCCAAACAAAGATTCTCCTAAACTTAAATCCATTTTAAATCTTAAATCCTGTCCTCTTCGAGGAAGATCTGCTTGAGGGCGGCTTTGGTGTCTAAAGCCAAAACCGCCCATCATATCACTAAAAGGATTAAAAGTGTTTCCAAAAGGATTAGGATTATCGTACTCCTGGCGTTTATCTGGGTCTCTTAATACTTCATAAGCCTCATTTATTTCTTTAAGTTTTTCTTCAGCGTTTGGCTTGTCGCTAACATCTGGGTGATACTCACGAGCAAGTTTCCTGTACGCTTTTTTTATATCATCAGCAGAAGCATCTTTTTTAACGCCGAGCACCTGATAATAATCCTTCTTCATATAACACTCCAACTATTACCACAAGCGTAACATTTATAATCATCTCCATCTTTAACAGCCAATTTATCACAAAAAATACACTTCTCTATATCCTGCGCATCTGATTGCTGGAAATCTATCTGATCTATTAGTGTATTCCATTCGATAATATTTTGATATACAGCCAGCTGTTCTGATGAAATCTTACCTAAAACTTCCATGTCTTCATCCCAAAAAGCACGACACTTTTCACAGATGAATGTTTCTTCTCCATCTTTATTAACAGCAACAAGAATGTCATCTTTTTGACATTTAGGACAGTTCATTACCATCCTCCACTTCTAAAAATTCTACAACAGTTCCAACCACCTCAAGAGTTTTCTCTTTTAGTTTAAGTGCAAGCAATGCGAATGCTTGATTCTCAGTCAGATCAGGGTACTTTTGTGTTGCAAACAGTACTTTATTAACAGCAGGTAAGTAGATAGTATCATCCTTACCAAAGTCAAAAGCACCGTCTTTCTCTGTGTAAAAATCTGGATCTATGTCCTTGTAAGTACCTTTTCTCGGAATCTCTATCACATGGTGATTGGCTTCTGGCTTAAATTTATAACGTCGAGCAGGAAGTAAAATTGCACTTGGCAATCCTATAACCTTAATGTCTAACTCTTCGGCGTTTTTCTTTTTCTTAACCATTTTACGCTCCCGTTACGAAATTGTCAATAACTACTTCTGTCCAGTACTTCTTCTCTTCACTGTGACAGTGTCTGCACTTACCGTCGTAAGATCTTTCGTTCACACGGCCGGTAACCTTCAACCACGTACCCTGCTCTACATCTTGCAAAGCTTCTGCAACAGCTTCCCATGCAGCGCATTTCACATAATGCTTTACGACATTGCCATCCTTCAATTCAAAAGGAATAGCAACTTTGAACTTACAAAACAGTTTGCCTGTTCCGGTAGCCTTAAACTCCGGCCACATAAGTTCTCCTTCCAGTTGTACGAAATTGGTACCTTTTTTCTGTGACATAATAACCTCCTAAAATTTTGGAATGTTTCCTAACAAAGAGATAATCTCTTCAACAGGGTATTCGTCTGGACTTCTTTCGTCGGTCAATTCAATTTTAGCTACTTTAACTCTATGACCGAAATCTTCTTCAAAAGCTTGCATACCTCTCAATCCAGCTTCGTCTCCGTCGAACATTAATATAACATTCCTTGCGTATTTGCATATTAATCTCGCTTGTCCTGGAGTAATCCTACTTCCCATACAAGCTACTACATTCTTAAAACCAAGTTGATACAATGCCCATAAAGCTTTAAATCCTTCTACTACTATTAGAGTATCATTTGTTTTTTCTGATACATATGGTAAAGCTCTATTTAAGTTGTATAGGACATTGTCTTTTTTAAATCCATTCGTTAATCGATACTTAGGCTCTACGTCTTTTATTAGCGCGCGGCCGCTGTATGCAACTAACTTACCAGTTTCGTCTCTGATTGGTATAATCTCTCTTTGAAATCCTTGAGCATCACTATAGTTTCCTCCAATCTCAAACTCGTCGAGGACCCAATCAGGAAAGCCACCATTTTCTTCTTTACTAAAGTAATCTGACCGCATTCGAACAAAACTCTCCAAGTCTACTTCAGTCACGTCTTCCGGCGGCATGTATGTTTCTACTTTTCTTTTGTGTCTTTCGATCGCTTTCTTCTTTTCTATCTCCTGTCTAATTAATCCTATGTCGAGATCTATATCTTCTTCAATTGGAATGCCAGTAAGATTAGAAAGATATACTAAAGCTTCTTTGAAACTAACTTGTAAAACACCCATCACAAGACCTATAGAATCCCTGCCGCAAGTTTCATGGCATCCGTGTGAAAAACAAAGCCAAGTCCTAGTCTTTTTTCTATAACAAAAAGATGTTGGGTTGTCTCCGCCGTGGACTGGACAAGTGCCTCTTATTTCTCTGTTATTTCTACCAGAGATTTGTACACCAAGAGATGCCAACAGCCCTTCAATATCTACAGAATCTTTTATAAGTTCTTTTATCGTATCACTATCAGTATTCTTCTTCAAAGTTTAAGCCCTCATCCTTTCCGTAATCCGCTACTCCAAAGTCTTCTCCATAAATCCAATTTTCGTAATCATGGGGCTGCTTTTCTGCTTCCCTGAGTGTTAAAATAGATTTATTAAAGTTTATCGAAATTCCTTCTTTCGGTGTTTCGCCACCACCACGTGTGCGACGAATGATCAATTTGTACCTTCCACCTTGAATTCCTAATGCTTCAATTTCCTTATCTGATTTATAATCAAAGATCATAATGCAGTCACCGTAGCGTTCTATCTTATCGCTGTCGGCAACCTCGCCTGATCTGTTCACCTGTGCAGCACAGAGAATAGGAATGTTCAACTGTCCTGCCAAGTCTTTCAATCTTGTTGTTAGCTCGCCTAAAATCTGATGCTCTTTCATTGATTTTGTATCTGCGTTCGAAGGCATCTTAATGTAATCAAAAATGCCAAGCTGAATGTCGTGCTTTGCTTTAAACATTTTGAAAAGAGAAATAACCTGGTCTACATTAAATCCTGGTAAATACTGGTGGTAGAATTGGCCTTTCTCTGCAATCTCTATTCCCATCCTAACGAGCTTCTCTTCTCTGTCATCTACATTAGCATGAAGAATCTTTCTTTCTGGGACCCTTGAAATGTGTGAGACTAGTCTTGTTCTGAACTTGCCAAGCTGTGTTATGTCGTTTCCTTCAGAGGTTTGCATTTCCGTATCTATTGTTAGCACAGGCAGATGTAATTTATAAGCGACATGCGCGCCTATGTTCATTAACATAGCGCTTTTGCCCACTTTTTTTACCGCGGCGATAACATATAGATCACCTTTGCGAAGACCATCTATAAGCATTTCTGTAATCGGAAGCCCCATAGACAAACCAGAAATTTTTGTTGGGTTTTCTAGTCTGTTGTCAAACCACTCCATCATGCCATCAGCAACATTTATTGGGCCAATTTGAGATGTTGCATCTAGACTTAAATCAAGAAGACCGTTTTCAGCACTGGCTATTAAATCCCAAGCTGTTTTATTATCTTCTGTTGGCTCGCGGTGCTCCCAAACATCTTCTAATAATTTTGAAGTTTGTTTGTAAAGTTTCCACTTCTTACTGATGTCTAGAATTTTCTCAATGTAAACATTTAAATTCTCAGCATCAACGGCAGTTTCAGCTATTAAGTCTATGTAGTCATTACCACCAACATGATTCAAAACGCCAGCTAGTGCTGCCTCTGTTTGTACAACAGCAGGATCAAATGTTTCGACACCTTGGCCATACAAAGAATTTAATAATGTTAAAAAAACTCTATGCTCGTCACTTAAAAAATCTTTTATATTCGTTTTTGCGGCGATAGTTAGAAAGTGATCTTTGTGTTGCATAGCGCAAGTAAGCGCTCTTCTTTCTAATCCTGGATCGCAAAACTCAGAACGTTTTTTAATAACTCCCATGTAAACTCCTATCTGCGCCTTTCCGCGCGTACTGCGCCTAATTCAACCTCTCTTCTAGTAAGCTCTCTCTTTATAGCATTCACCAAAAGAGTAATGTTCTTCTCAACATCTTTAGCAGCTTCTATTTCCAAATCAAAGATATGCATCTTTTCTTCATGGTGCTGAAGAGTTGTGTTTCCTTCCATAGCATTTGCCCTTCGCTCCGTCAAAGTTTTGCCTGGAACATCTTTAGTCGCTTGATGTAGAAGCATCTCAAACTTCCTAGAATGAATCTTATACATCACTTTTGAACGATTAACCTGTGATGTAAGAAACACCAAGTACTGAGACAAAACAATAACATATTTCGACAGAGTAAGGCTGTCGATAGATTCCAGTTCTCTAACAGGCAGATTCTTTGCTTGCTCTATAAGACTATCGTCTGGCTCAATCTTAAAAAGAGAAAGCTTCTCTGCGTGCTCATTCATATGTTGTACTACACTTTTCTTTTCTTCGCTCATTAGTCGTCACCTGCACGAAGTATTCTGTCTTTCTGAAATTTGCCATGCTCGTCGTCTCGCTCATCTTTAGGCAGACAACCTGTACAAAATGCGGCAAAGATTTCATCTTCGGGATCGAATGGATCTTTTACCATTAAATGATGGCTTATACATCCTATTAGAATTCCAGCCTCGTTAGGATGCATCTGTTGGCAAATAAGAGACCTCTGGCAATATCTCCAATCACCCACTAGCGTGCCATCATTCAAAGGAATAAAATCCTGACAGTCTTTATCTTTGCGGCTGTCTTCGAGTGTCTTTTCCTTTGTTATGATGTTGGACATCCTTTTTTACCACCTTTTTCTTCTTTCTTTTCTTACGTTTTCTCGGCATTTCATATCCGATTTCTTTATAAATCTTTCGCATAATGTTATACTTTTCAAGTCTGTCATTTGGAAAAATCTCTACCAAATGATGATCGTACTTTTCTATCCATTCCTTTTTTAGGTTATCACGTTTCTTTGAAGATCTAAAACCTTCTATGTCACCATGAAAATGCTTATTAAATTCCTGGTGCTGCTGGCCTTGTACTTCAAAAAAGATATTTAATTCGCGGACCCAAAAATCAAAGTACAAACGTGTGTTCTTGTAGTTCACATAATGTTCAGGCGTTATAGTAAAAAACGGAAAGATCTGCTTTAAAACTTTATAAACTTCTTCTGCAAATTTGCTCATGTTGATAGTCCCACCATTTCTTTAACTTTAGCCCTTATCTCTTGATATAGCTCGTCATTTTCTTTAAGGTAGTCTCTCATGTTCAATTCGCCTTGTGCTACGTTCTGACCATTGTAAGAATACCAAGCGCCTTTCTTGACTAGAATATCAAGATCTGTTGCCAAGTTAGCAACTTCCCAATGCTTATCAAATCCCTGTCCATAAATTAGAGGAATAGTCGCTTTCCTATATGGAATAGCTAGCTTGTTTTTTTGTACTTCAAACTTCATGTGGTGGCCTATTGGAAGACCTGTTCCTGGATCAATGATGCGTGAGTTTTTGTACTCGCCGCCTTCAACTGCGATCCTTCCAGTAGCAAAAAATGGAATAGCTTCTCCGCCGGTGGTCTTTCTCGGATCACCAAATCTACCAATTTCCATACGAAACTGATTAATAAAAATGAGCAAAGTGTTTGTCCGGTTCGCCAGCGGCGTAAACCTTCTACAACTCTTGCTCATTAGGCGGGCTAAAAGGCCCATAAAATTATCTGAGATTTCTCCCTCAGCTTCTGCTTCTGGTATCAAAGCCGTAACACTATCTATTACCACCACACCATAACTGCCAGTCCTGATTAACTTTTCAGCGATGTCTAAATTGGCATCGCCGGTAAGACCTTTAATGTGGTCACAAGTATCACCATCAACACCCATTGCTTTAACAAGCACAGGATCAACAGCATGCTCGGCGTCAATAATAGCGCATCTTTTATCCTGCAGTTGAGCCTCAGCGATAACGCTAAATGCTAAAGTTGATTTGCCTGAGCCAGCATTTCCAGAGACTTCATAAATCCTACCATAAGCCATGCCGCCTCTACCTAAAGCAGCGTCCAACCCTATGCTGCCGGTGGAAACGGTTTCTATTTCCATCTCTTGCTGCTCATTCAGCATTGTGATAACTTCACCATATTTTTTGATTATTTCTTTCTTTGCTAACTCAATAGTGCTTAGCTTTTCATCTATTTTTTTAGCTTTTGGTTTTTCATCCACTTTCTTCTTCGCCATAATGACCGTCCATTTCCTTTAAGATTTGTTCTAACTCATCGGCACGGTCGAGCTGTTCTAGCTCGGTCTCAACCTCTTGAGCCTTCTCTAATTTCTTGTTGAATTCCTTAAGATTTATAGACTTTTCATAGATTTTCTCACGCAACAACATGTTTTCGAGCTTTTCCGTGACCCAACGTAGATTCTTTTGGCCTAAGATACCAATAGATTCTATAGGGTATTTGAATTTGAAGCGATCTTCATATTTGAAAAGAATGTCGATAAGCTCCGCAGCCTCACTTAAAGCGCGCTGCCTGTTAATACCTTTCTCCATGCGGCTTTTTACGAACTCACTGGCTATTTTTCTGTCGCGCCCGAGATTTCGTTTAATTTGCCGGAGCTTAGGGTTGTTGAGCGACATTCTTGAGTAAAAGAAATTTATCAAATCGTCAAGGCGTGTGATATTAAACTTCAAGGACTTAGGAGGATCTTCCACCCTAAATCCTTTTTCGATAAGGAATTCTTTATACTTCTCTATCTTTTTCGCTTCTCTCTCTTCTTCAGACTCGAAAAGATCTTGAACCATTATTCGTCCCTTAAAGTTACTAATAACGCCTTGACTGTGGGTCTGTCCGGAGACTCAAAAATTAATGGCTTGGAATTATCGTCGAAACGAATCACCAACTCGTTGCCTTCTAAAGCCTCAACACAAGCATTGAGTAGAGAACCGTTCATGTGTAATTCTAAGCCATTTTCAACTGTGGGTATATCCTTTAATATATATTCATTCTTAAAACCATCAGACAAAAAGTACAGCATGTCTGTTCCAAACTTCAAAACCAAGCGGTTGTAATCTTCCATGTTCAGCGCAGGTATAGCGTTAATGAGATTATCAAGAAATTCTATTCTTGAGAATTCCACTTTCTTTTCATACTCCGCAAAATATTTGGTGTAATTTGGGTAAGGCTCGGGGATCAACCGACCAACAAGAGTTACGTTGTCTTTGTTGGCAACTATACTATTTTTCTTGATGTTGAAATCAACGTCTCCGAGATCCTTGAAAATACTCAACAACGATGAAACAAATGTGTAGTCCAAAACTAACTGCTTTGGCTCTCCTTCGTAAGGAAATTCTTCCTGAAACTCTAAAATGTGGATTCCATCTGTACCAGCCATGGTAATTTTACCTGGATCAAGCGCAAGATAAACTCCTGATAGAGCGGCTCTGGATTCCTCTGGATTAATTACTCTTAGAATGTTTCGTATGATTGTACGAAGCTCCCAGATGTCAAGGGAAAAGTCTGACGTTCCTTCAAATTCAGGAAGTGTTGGGAAATTCTGGACATTTAAAAAACGATGTTCGAACTTTCTCGTAGAAGCTTTTCCTGATTCATAAATAGTCTTAGTATTTATATAGAATTTATCATCCTTGATCAGGAAATGAAAATCTTTGGTTCCACTGGAACCGTTCCATACTGAGAAAGTTGAAAGATAGTTGAGTAGTTTTTTGGCAGGTGTCAGGATCTGGCCTTCTTGTTTGATACCAGAAGGTTTTATCCTAACTTTGACTGAGGTAAGATTGTTGGTCGCGCTGAAGACAACCGAATCGTCCTCTGTTTGGATCATCAAAAGATTTGAAATTTCGTCTGAACCACGGTTCAGAACTGGACGCAAATAGATTATAGCAGACTGCATGTCCGCTACCGGAACAAAAAATTCCATACCGTTTCCTCCATTTATTCGAGCCGAAAAAACGTCTCAAATTTTCCCTTCATCTATATTATAGAACAGAATCCTTAAAAATATTAGCCTTATCCGTGAAAAATTTAAAATTTTTATGAAACTGTTGGTGCTAATAACCAGTCCATAGCAACGGCGTTTATTCCACTCACTGTGGACCTCGCAACCAGATAATGATATTCGTTTTGAAATCTACTAGGAATGGCAAAACTTCCGTCGGCCGCAGTGGTGTCTGACCCAAGAAAAAGATCGTCCACACGGCGGTACAAACTAACAACTATACCAGAAGTAAGTGTGCCATCTACTCGCACATTACCCTCACAAAACATTTCTGTGGCAGTAAACTCTATGACCTCGCCGACGAAATAACAGTCGTCTTGTGGAAAAGAAGGAAAATATCTTTCCATTCTTAAAGTGGCGCCATCATCTTTCAAATAATGACGATAGACACCAAGATGATGTGGATTAGTACCGTCTGTTCTAGAATATGGTAAGACGTTTGGATTGTGCGCTATAGATCTTTCAACACTAACTGGTGTAGGTAATGTCCATTCATGATAATCAGTATTAGTATCACCATAAGCATATCTGTGTTGAACAAAGATTGAGTCATCAGCACACTCAACTACTTGATAAAAAATTCTATCGCTAGCACCGGTGTTCCATCTAGCTATATGAACTTCTGTTGCTGAGGCCAAACGAATGTGCCAAGACCACTGCTCTATATCACTTGAAGTACTACCTGTTCTGGAACTACCAATAAGAAAAGTTCTAGCTGTATCAACAGACGTGATTGTTTGATAATAACTATTCCCAGTCACAGCTCCAGAGTCATAATGACTTACTTCCCACTCATCATTCAGAGCTTCCATAACATAATAGCTACCAGTGAGTGTAACATTTACAGAAGTTCCCCTTTGCATTCTTATTTGTGTGCTGCTGAGAACCTCACAGGTCGCTAATTGATATGCGCCAGCATAACTTGTGCTGTTGCTTCTGTGATAAGTCATTAAGGCTGTTCTATCTGTTGTTACAGAGTCGCCCAGTGTGACCGTATCCGTAGTAGAGTAATCTGGAATTTGCCAAGTTCCTTGTTGAACTTTTATTTTCGTAGGCTCGAATTCGACTACATATACGGCTGTGTAAAACGTTTCGCTTGATCCACCTCGTTGTAATTTTACTCTGGCAGGACCGCTCAGCATCTGAACATCAAATAAATAATGATATTGGTTACAATTGGACGTTGTAGTTGCTACCCATGTTGCGAATGGGACACAATTGTCTGGATTTTGACCTTTAGTTAATGCATATTCAACGCTTGATTGGCCGCCGCCAACAGTTATAAAACATTCTTCAACAGATTTTACTAAACCTATAGCCATTTAATCCTCCTAAAGATCAATATCTACCTCATCAAACGCTGGTGCGGTGTAACCACCTTCCATGTCAATGTATGCAGCTTTCCAACCAAGCGCTGTAACAGTTGCACTTAGATTATCTTCCCACCAAAATCCTATACGCGAACGAAGATCCCGATACTGATGCCCACCCCAAGCATCAGTTGGGCCGTATGTCTGCATGCGTGCAGAAATATTTCTTGGGTGCCATGCTCTGTTGTACGCCGGTAAATTCAAATAAGAATTATAAACTTTTCCGCCGCCGGAAACTGTTGCCATCAGGTCTTTTAATCTACTAATGTCATGCTGTGCACCGGTGATTGTAGCAGTAAGGTCTCTTTGTGGGAACGCCAATACCCAATCAATCGCATACCTGATAGCCTCGTCCATTGATTCGAACTGCGTCAGGTCAGAAACTATCTTGGTTTTTTCATCTCTCTTATCGGCAAGAAATTCTTCTTCTTCAAGCCAAGATGAAACATCTATTACCCATTTCTCTTCATTATCGACTTTCCACACAGCGTTTGCAGCTGATTGGTAGAAATAGTCATAAACACCACTGAGAAATCTAATGTGAACGATTCTACTAAACAGCTCCATATTATTGAAGATGTACGGTGCTCTGAATGTAGCAAGGTCGTCATAAGCCTCATGAAGTTTATCTTTGAGTATCCTTGCGTCAACAATGCCTCTTCTGAATTCGTAAGGTAGTTGAATAATACCTTCGATAGCTGCGGCGAGATCTGAGTATCTTGGTGTTGCGTTAACATATGCATTTAATAAGCTTTGTATTCTTCGGCCGCCGGTTGGAATAAATTCAACATCAAGCTCGTCTGTTGGATAATGATCTTTACCCCAATAAGTAATTGGTAAATCATCAAAGGCATAGACTTGATCGGAGGCTCTGAAATTTATATCTATACTGTCTGTTGTTCGCAAGTAGTTTGTTAGAGGACTTGTAGAAATGGTAGCACTAAGATCCCTAACTTGTGCCCAGAAATCACCTCTGAAACCATAAATAGTTGCTGAAAGATCTTTATAGTAAAGTGCCTTCAAGTAAGCACCGAGATCTAATACCTCGTGGTAGTAACAAGGTGCCAAACTTATCACTGCGCTGAGATCTCTTGCTTCCATAGTATGAATAGGCATTAACATTGAGAATTTAACAAGGCGCGGTGTAATGATACCTTGTAAATTTGCCCATCCAGTTGGGTAAATTGTTGCTGGCAGATCATCAGCACCACCTAAAACAGTAATAATAGCTGGCAAGTCTCTTGTGTTGTTGCCAATGATAATAGCACCAAGATCTAACGTTCCACGTCTTATACCTTCAATAATTGCAGGCAAGTCTTTAGGACCAACACCAAAAATGTTTCCTCGTAAGTCACCAGGACCATAAACAATGTTTATGACCGCAGGTAAGTCTCTTACTGCCCAACCATAAATGAAGGCTGGTAAATTTACTGATGGAACACCGTATATTGTTGCCCATAATTGCCCAAATTCTTTTGCACGAATAACGGCTGGTAGGTCATCGTAATTATACGCGAATAAATAAGCACCAAGATCGAATGGAACTTCCCGCTGCCAACATCTAATATAAGCTCTTAAGTCTTTAAATCCTTGCGATGTTATATCAACAGCAGCCGGTAAATCAGTACTAAATATGCTGTTAATTATAGCACCTAGATCTCTTTCAGCCCAACCAACAAGTGTTGCTGGTAAATCTTCTGATGAGTAGGCTTTAATGTAAGCAGGTAAATCTTTTGGCAACACAGCGTTTATAATAGCTATAAGATCTGATTCATCAACACCGCTAATGATACCAATGAGATCCTTAATATGCCAGGCTCGTATATATGCACCAAGGTCTGCGTATTCCTGCCATGTTTGTTTTATATACGCGCCCAGATCTCGTGGTGGAACACCATAAATCAATCCACCTAAGTCTTTTTCAGCCCATCCATAAAGTATAGCTCCAAGATCTTTAATATCTGAAAAAGTTGTAAATGCAAATATATATGCACCAAGATCAGCATGTGGTGGGACACCATTAATAATAGCGTTTATGTCATAAACACAAGTATATTCTGTTCGGCCTTGTAATATTTGCCAGCCGCCGACGCCGAAACCTACAGCAATTCTATTATTACGCTTTATCTCACAATAAGGCGCGTCCGTTCGTGTTGGATCTCCGGTAATACTAGCACCAAGATTAAACACTTCTGTAATGGCACCAAACCATTCGAATGGAATCTCTGTCCATGGCGGGGGTGTATATCCACCAGGAGTAAAATTAAATCCGATAGATCCCCAACTTGGAGGCACGTATCCTGGCTCGGGCGGCTGAACCTCTTCATCAACTACAATGGGGTTCCACTGCTCGGTCTCAGTACTATACCATTGTTGAGTATCTTGATCAAACCATTCGGCCATTATTTAAATATCACTCCTCTTAGGATTACACCTCTAGGTATTATCTTTTCTGGCGGAAATCGAAAATCAAAATCAGCATTCAATGAATCCGCTGGTGGCACATATCCACTTTCAGAAAAATCAAAGTCTGCTTGTTCGGGCGGTGTATATTCTTGTGCCATTTATCCTCCAGAAATCGTTGTTGGAACCATTAAATCATAAGCAAGAAGATTAAAAACAGGGTATGAGGCGTCGTCTAAACAGACAATGTATTGTTCGCCGCTGTACGTTGTCTCTAAATAATAGTAGCCGCCTATTCCACTTGAAGTTGTTTCACCTAACAGCTCGCCAGTTTCACGATGGTATGCACGCACTGTTCTTACAACTGGACTTCCGTTTTCGGTTACATAACCGCCAAAATAATAACCAGGCGCTGGCGCAAATTCTATGGATTGCCATCTTTGCTGCATAGAATCGCTTGTTGATTGTCTGTAACCTCTTATTGTGGATGTATTTGGAGAATACCAAATCCTAGCAAAATATCTATCATAAGCAGTCCCTGCATAAACTTGAGGATATAACATGCCGTCTCTAGCTGTAGCAAGCGGCGCAGAATAATCCTCGTCAACAGCACCTGGCAAGGCTGTTTGTTTATCCTGCTGGCCGCTGGCGTAATCAAACTGGCCGTGAGTTACAACGGTGTTGTCGTGATGTTCAACTACAAAAGTATCAACTTGTATATAACTTGTTGTGCCACGTCTAAAACCTTCGACAACTGTTGAACTCGCAAATTTCACAAACATAAAATTAGAGTCTGCTTCTGCGTGTGTTCTTGTTGAATAAAAACTATGAGGCACAATCCACGATTTACTT